GGAAATGTGACTAAAAAATAAGGTCATTAAGCCGTAGCAACTGTAAGGTGTATTCTCAGCCTTTTATTTATCTTACTATTTAATACTAATTGTTCCGAAAGGCGCTCTAAGGCAGGGATGAAATGCCCCTGTCAATTAGTATTTTTATGCTTCCTTCCTCTAGCGGTCAAGGAGTTCCGGTTCTCAGCCGGGCAACAAGAGTTCGAATCTCTTAGGAAGTACCAATAATTTAAATTTCAAAATAAATATCGTATAATATAATATATAAATTTATTAGGAGATACTTAGGATGACACAGTTTCAGTTTGATTTGATTTGTAAGGTTATTGAGGGTGGCGCACCTGCTCTTGCGAATGAGCTTTGCGGTGCTTTAGATAGTCTTGTTCAGTCTTATAATGAAATCGTAAAAGAAAATGCTGATCTCAAAATTCAGCTTGAGGCTATAAACGCTTCTTCTGAAGCAGCAGAAGCTACCGACTAAATTACAGTAAATAATTTTAGAGCTTGTACTTATTTCTTTGAAATATAATTGATATTTAATACAAACAGTCAAGCCAAGTTATTTGCTAAATTTAATATAGAGCTCGCGCTTATTTCTACTAACAAAAAGACTTCGGCCGGGTATGTGGACTTCCGTCCTGGAAGTTTGCAGGTAACCTGGCATACATATTATAGTCGAGCCAATTTTTAATGAGAGCCTATGCTTATTTCTCACATTATTTAGGATAATAGAAAGTATGGATAGCTAGGCCTTTATATTGCGGGTGGGCCGGTGCCCAGGCGAGTCTCATAAACTTGCTTTGACGGTCGTTCGACTCCCGTACCCGCGTCCAATTTAATGTGCTGGCGTGGCGCAACTGGCAGCGCAACTGACTTGTAATCAGTAGGTTGCAGGTTCGATTCCTGTCGCCAGCTCCATGATCATACTCGGGATACCTAAGGGTACTCGAGTTTTATTTATAGCTAAATTATATGTATATAGTATTAAATCTAATCCAAAAATTAAAAAGAGGTATTATTCAATGAGAATAAATAAACTTACTGAATCCGAATTAGCTCCAGGAAAAGTTCTTTCAGAAAAGAATGCGGCTTTTGCAGATATGCTTAGCTTATTAATTATAGATGAGTGGGAAGCAATTAATGGTTATCAAGGCGTTATTCAAAGTATGAAAAAGATGAAGATGCCTCAGAAGGCCATTGATATTCTTCAATCTATTATGGCTGAAGAGCATGCACACGTAGGCGAGCTTCACAAAGTACTTGCTTTAGTTAATCCTGATTCGGAAGCTCAGATTGAGCACGGTAAAGAAGAAGTAGAAGAGGTAGCTAAATAAATTATTAAAAAGAACCTATTTAGTAGGTTCTTTTTTATTAAAGTTTTATAAACAAAGGCTGTATAATATATATATATTTAATAAATCTATTTGCTAAATTATACTGTAGATAACTTTTGAAAGGAGCATTTTTGTGTTAACTAAAGCAATAATTCAAAGTATTGATTATACAAAAAATATGTGTAGAGTACGTATACCATTATTTGAGAATGCTTCAAGGAATGTAAATATTATCGAAGCAGATGCTCAAATTAATATTGTACCGGGAATATATAATAGTTACAAAACCGGAGATATAGTATTCATTGGCTTTGAAGAAAATAAGATGGAATTACCTGTTGTTCTAGGAAAGCTTTTTGTTTCAGCCGCAACTGAAGCTAGCTCTTACCGTGGTAATGTTAGCGGAAATTCCTTAGCTATTACCGATACAGCACAATTGCCTTATTCCACAGTTTTTAATTATGATAAAATAGCACAAAATGATACTATTTATAAAGATTTAAATACTCCGAAGAAGCTGGCTGACGGTATTATAAATTTGCAACGATCACAGATTCAAAAGTATCAAACAGTTATAAAAGTTTTAGCTACCAAAGTTAATAAACAAGACCCACAAGATAGTAAAAGTGCTTATTCTTTATATTTGAAAACTACTAATGACTTTACATATTCACCAGATAAATCAGATGAGCCTTTATATAGGCTATGCACGGCGTTAAAAAATAGTCAAACTGATAGTGTGTTTATTCCTTTAGATCTGGCTGTAGCAGAGGATGATTCAATTTCTCATGCTTTATTACAAGTACTGGAGATAGGCCCATCTAGTCTTAAGCTTAAAGTGCTTATTGACGGTGAATTTTATACTGTTGACAAGGCAGATGTTGTAAGTATTCAGAGCTTTGCGATTTATTATTAATATATTTAATAAATCTATTTACTATCTGCTAAATTATTAAGAGGTGAGATTAAATGCGTTCATTAAAATTTCCAAATATGTTTAGGTCCAACAGTACCGAGGTATGGAAGTCCTCGGAATATCTTAATGCCACAAAGCAAAATACATTTCTTATCTTGCAAACTGAAAGAGGCGAGCTCGAGTGTGACCCGTACTTCGGTTTAATGCTAAAACATTACTTATTTAGCCAAAATAACTATATATTAAAAGATATGCTTATTGATACTATTTATACCCAGCTCGCGTTGTTCTTACCACAGTTAAAAATACAACGTAATTCTATTGAAATAATTCAAGACAAAGAGCGTGGAAAAGCTTATTGCAGGTTTTCGGGTATTAATCAAATTGATTACACTCATAATACATTCAATCTTCTCTTATTTGAAGATTCTGACTTTTAAAAGGAGATACTAAATGATTACAAAGAATGAAATATCTTCATTAAATTTATCACCTACTAAAAAGGACTTCGTTCAGATTTGGAATGAACTTATCGAAGTTGCATCAAAAATAACTGAGCGTTGGGATCCTACCAGTACGAACGAGAGCGACCCTGGTATTGTTTTACTTAAAGTACTTGCTGGTATCGCAGATAAACTAAACTATAATATAGATAAAAATATTCTTGAAGCTTTCATGCCCACCGCTGCTCAAATGGAATCCATGAGAAAGCTTTGCGAGCTTGTTGGTTATGATATTAAATACTATCAGTCTGCTGAAACACGAGTAAGAATTAGTTACACTGGAAGCACTACAGATGAAGAAGAAAAACTTCCTGAACCTGGAGGCCTAGCTTTACCGAAGTTTACTACTATTACAAATGCAGATAAGGATATAACTTTTGTAACTACTAACACAACACCTATATTTATTACAAATAGCACTCCTTGGGTAGAAGTTTCATGTATTGAGGGTCAAATAAGCCAGTGCGAAAGCATAAATGAAAATAATCTAATCACACTTACTCAGTTGGATGATGAATATAGATATTACCTGCCCGAGATTCAAATAGCCGAGAATGGTATTTTTGTATATAATGCAGCTATTTCTATTAATGGTACTTATGAAGATGGCCAGCCGTGGGAGCAAGTTTCAAACTTAAATACGAGATCTTCTGAAACACGTGTTTTCAAGTTCGGTTATGATTCTTTTGAAGGTCGCCCTTACCTAGCCTTTCCTGAAGACGTTGGTAGTCTAATTGGAGACGGCTTATTTATTTATTTCATTAGAACAAGTGGCCTTAGTGGAAATATTTCAGCACGAACTCTTGAGGTGTTGGAGGCTCCTACGGGCGGTGACTGGGATGATTACTCTGCAGAGCAGTTTGAAGTTGTGAATGATAATGCAGCCACAAATGGTACAAATATTGAAAGTATCTCTGCTGCTTATAATAACTTTAAAAAGACTATTGGTACTTTTGATACGCTTGTAACCTGCAGAGACTATATGAATAAGATTTATTCATTAATGGATATGAATAATACTCCGTATGTTTCTAACATATTAGTTACTGACATTAGAAATGATATTAATAGCGCAATTACTCTCTGTAGCTGCAATGAATTTGGTATCCTGTATAAAGAGCTTCCTTTGACTAGACCAGATGACGTCACAGTTAAGACTACCTCTTATAAAGTTGATGAAATTAATAATAATAGACTAACTATAAATACTAGTGCAGATACTAGTTATCAAATTGAAGTTCCTTTAATTGACCATTTTGACTTAGTTCTTTATCCATTTAAAACTTTTACACAGGTATCTTTTGGTACTGACAAAGAAAAGCTAGCGGAGTACTATAATAATTCATTTGTTTACTCTGAGCAGAAGAATGGCGAGATTGCAGCATCCCTGTCTGCTTTTAAAACTTGCGCACATAATTTTAAAGCACCTCGTGATGGCGATCTTGTAGCAATAAATAACTATCTAAGACTTAATGCGCTTATTGCAACTTCAAACAAAGTATCTGCAATCGAAGCAAACGATATTTTACAAAACGTCAAGGTCGCGCTTATTAATGAATTTAATATGAGAAACCTTGACTTTGGTGAAGAGATCCCTTTTGATAATATCCTATCTGTCATTGAAAATGCCGATTCTAGAATTAAGGTTGTTTCTCTTCAGGAGCCAAAAGTGCTAACAACTTTCTCTGTTAAGGAGACTGAAAATGGAACAGCTACGTCTAAGGAATACGGAATTGTATCTTCTGCCTCTGACGTTAGGATTAGTGGAGTTAACTACGTGAATAAAGTGGTAAACAGTGAAACTGGTGAAGAAACCGAGGAAGAGATAACCAAGGCTAAAGATATTTATAATAAATTAGTGCTTAGAAATATTTTAGCAGGAAGAGCTTCTTTACTTGACTACGATGAGACTTTTATTCCCAATAACTCTGAAAAACCCTATACAATTACTGCAAATATTACTAGTATTTTAAACGATGGTGCTGATGAGCTTTATAATAAGGATGTGGCTGACTCTATTAATGAAGCAATAGACGCAATAGACGCTGACTCGGACGAGAACTTAGGCGAGCATATCCTTTATGATAGCGATGGTCTTATTATAACTAACGGCTTTTATAGCAATGACAGCGTAATAACCCTTAAAGTATTCGATACAGTTAAAGAAGAAGAATATAGTACTAGCCAACTAGAGTCTATTCTTGACGATGAAGAAGCTATTACAGCCCAAAACATTATGGATGAGATTAGTAATATCACTACGGCAGGTACACATGAATTAACTAATAGGGGCCTATATGGCGGAACTTTAGTACTTATTGTTTCTGACAGTAACGAAAAAAAAGTACTTGAGACTTATTCTATACGAGACTATGCAGTATACGAGACATACGAGCCTACTTTTGCTGTTAAGCAAGAATCAGCTGCTAAAACTAGAGCTAGCTCAAGCAGCAGCGCTTCATCAGATTCAGCAGTTATTGATAAAATATCTCGGATTGCTGCGATTTGTGAGATTACTGGCGATGAGCAGGGACATTTTGAGGATATCACATTAGCTAAAAATGAAGTAATTAAATTTAGAGCCCCTAACTTAATTACTACTAAGACATTCCCTGCCTATGTTTATTACCGTTTTGAAAGAGCTTCTGGAGCTTCCGGAGCACAATCTGCTTCGGATGGACATTATGCCGCTGTGCAGTCCCTTAATTCATTTATTTCTGATGTTGGAGTTTCTGCTTTCTTTGGCGGTAAACTTAATACTGATAGTAACGGATGGAAATATGAGGGACTTTGGAGAAATGCTTTTAAAGCAAATCCAGACAACCTTAAAACTAAAACAGCTACAATTAAACTTAAAAAACTTACTGACAACACCGTTGAAGCTACAACTGTAGTTGACGTTATTAACCAGGCGGACTTGCTACCTAATATATTTAATACTTCTGTTGCTTGTGGTATTATAGAGTATGTATATACTGATGGAACAATAACGGATATTTCAGTCAAGGATACGGATATTTTTACTGATAGGACTCAACTAGAAAGGTACCTAGATGGCCAGAAAACTTCTTGGGGAAATACTGCAAAAGTAGGTGACACTGAGGAACTTAGGCTAGTAATTACTTATTTCCCCTTCAACGAGGCTAATATGCAAGTATGGGCAGATTATGTGCATACCTGTTATTCTATAAGTAAAGGTAAAGATCTACCTGAACATGAGACCACTACCTTTTGGAGGCTTTCTTCTACAAATGAGTTTCCAAAAGGGCGACTAGTCACTGAAACTCACCAGTGTCTTTATGCACAGAGTAATAAGTTCTTAAACAATGCTGTTGCCGGTGCTACCACTTATATCTGTACTGATCACGGTGAAAACCCTATTTATAATGTAATAGAGCCTGATAGCGATATTGAATTATTAACTGGTGATAAATTA